TTAAACTGTATAGAAAACTCTAAATTATAAAGACCACTATTTCTTACATTAAGCCTAGAACTGTTTGACAAATAAACACCATTAGAAAAGTCAGTAGTGTTAAATGTAATTGCATAAGCTGCTGTTGCTGATGCAGCAGTCTGGTCAGTTGAGTCTTGAAACGCACCATAAGGAACAGTATCACTACCAGCAGCAGCACTAATAGGTGTTAATAATATTATACTATTATAACCTATTCTTTCATCATAAATGGTCGTTGTAGTAGCATTTCCTGTAGCTAATGTAACTTCACCTGTATTGTTGCTTTTACCTTCTACAAGGTTGTTTACAATTTCTGCTACTTGTCTTGGATCGCCACCTGTCCAAGCAAGTTTACGGTACATATCACTACGAGCCATTATCTAGTTCCTTGCTCTGTGTAATCTAAATCTACCCCAATAGCTGAAAACCAGTTAGCACCTGTAGGGGTAAGACTTACTCTATGATAACGACCTGCACTTCGTACTGGACATCTGTTTTCTGAACTTGCTGATATAGGTGTTGAATATGTAATGGTATCATCTAACATACGTCTAGAAGCCACAGAAACGTCTGCAGAGCCACTATCTACAGAAGGTCTAATAAGGGTAAGCACAGAGTTATAACCATACTCTAAATCGTTTGTAGTAATAGTAGCTGTTGCTGGTAATCCTGTGAATGTAATAATTCTAGTATCACGAACACCACCAAATAAGAATTTACCACCAGCATAAAGTCTATCGTCTAGTGTTGTAGTAAGAGTATCTATAGTTCTGGTTGCTGCAGCAGAGGCTGCCATATCTATAGCAACACCTGTACCTGAACCTACACCTGTAGCTGTAAATAATACCCCTACAGTATTAGCTACTGCTCCAATGAGAGTATAGTTTGTTGTGTTTATACTTCTAATAGTATATTGTTTGCCTACTACAAAAGAGCCTGCTGTTACATTATAAGCTGTATCTATACCGTCTAATGTTGTACCTGTAGTAGCTAAAGTAGATAAATAGTTTACGTCTGTATCAGCTTCACACCATTTTTGTGTTTCAAAATTATAGATAAGTAAAGCTCTATTACCTGAAACTGTTGTGTAGTTCCAAATAACTAAATTACGTTCTGGGTCTACTGCTGCTGATATAGAGTCAATATCGCCAATGTTAGCGTTGTTAAAAAAATATCTGTCTACCTTTTCTGAACCAATACCTGTAACTTGTTGACCATTGCATGAATAGAAACCATCATCTGATAAGAAGTATGTTATGCCACCATATTGAGCAATAGATCCACCTTCTATACAACCTACGTTACGAGAGATAGTGTCAAACTGAAAGAATAATGGTGAGCCAATATATGACATACGCACAATGGCTTTTTCTAAAAATATAATACCAAATTCGCCACCTGTAATACCTGTAATGTCACCACCGTCAGGAAGTTCTTGGAAATCTGATTGTGATGCACCACCAGCTGTCCAATCTGTAGGATCGTTAATATCTGACCAGTTTACTCTTGATGGATTTGAGCCAGCACCTATATTAGCACCTACTACAAAGTCACGAACTACTGTAATGTATTTAGCTACTGGAGCTGCGGCTGCTAAATCTGCAAAGTCTGTAGATGAATTTACATCAAAATATTGTATTTTTTCAGAGCCATTAGAAGCTAACGCATAGTCACCAAACTGCACAAATTGCCATCTATTAATACCCGTGTATCCACTAGCTTTAGACACATCTTCCATAGTTAAATCTGTAGCAGATACTTTAAATAATTTGGTAAAACCGCCTGCAAATATAGATACGTCTGCATTTACTTTAGCTGCAAAACAGTTAGTAAGGTCTTCTGTGGCTGCACCTGAATAGTTTACTGCTGATTTAAATGGACCATATCCTACTGCTAAAGGAATGACGTTATTAGCTTCTGATACTGTATCTAATATACTAGGTTGGTCAGGTAACCAGTCTTTAAAAGCTATGCGTTGTGTAGGCATTATGCAGATTTCACTACTTGATTAATAGTTAATTCAACTGAAGCACTACCTGATACTCTAAAAAATTCTAATGTTCCACCAATAGCTGCTGAAGGAACAGCTACGCTCCAAGCACTTCTTGATGACATACCAGAACCACCATCACCACCATTACCTTCATTACCACCTGTGAGTGTATATGTAAATAATGTTGTACCACCGCTATTTTTAATTCTTACACCTAAAGATGAACCAGCACTACTACCCATATAACTGTAAGCTGTTCCTAACACCATAATAGTATTAGAAGTAATAGAATAAGATGTTGTTCCTGATGTTATTGAACTAGATGATGATACATTACTTACATTCCATGAAAATGGAGTTGCTGGTGCAGCACTTGTCCAAGTTGTTCCATTAGATGTTAATACATTGCCTGATGTGCTAGGAGCTACTAAATTACCTGACAAAGCAGAAGTGCCATTACCTAAAATAACAGAGTTAGCTGTAATAGTTGAAGCTCCAGTACCACCATCTGCAACAGTTAAGTCAGTAATGCCTGTAATAGTTCCACCTGTAATAGTAACTGCATTTGCATTTTGTGATGCTATAGTGCCTAATGTACTCCATGTAGGTGTATTACTTGTTCCTGCTGATACTAATGCCTGACCAGATGTTCCTGCTGCACCATCTAAAGTAAGTCCACCTGTAACTGCCAATGTTCCTGAAGATGTTAGCGTACCTGCTACAGTAAATGGGTCGCCACTTGTACCAGCTTGTTGGTCTTTTAACTGTGCCATTACTGTTCTAATAGCATTGTTTACGTTAGCAGGTGAACATCCTTCTGCAATGTTAATATTGCTAATGTCTGTATTATCTGCAGACGTTGCTGAATACTCACTAATTTTTGTCTTTGCCATCTTTTATCCTTGTCGTAACCAAATGTCTGTGCTTGGAGTAACTTCAGCCCAAGTTTCTGTTCCTGCTGTGATTTCTGTCCATGTATCCGTAGAAGTTGATACTGCTGTCCATGTTTCTGATCCTGCTGATACTGGTGTCCATGTTTCTGTGCCTGCTGGTACATCTATCCACTCTTCACCTAATATTGTGCCTTTAGTGGCAACTGTACCTACACCCTCTACATAAGCAAAGCCTGCAAATATAGCGTTAGGGCTTACTGTAACTATAGCAAACCCATTTATATCTGCAAAACCTGATACTACATAACCACCTAATGCTGTGACTGTAGCAATTCCTGTTATAGAACCTGTTGCTGATTGTATACGGAATCCATTAGCTGTAACTGTAGCATTGGCTGTAATAGAAGCATTGCCAGAGTTTAGTAATGAGCCTAATGCTGTGACTGTACCTGTTGCTGTAATACTTGCTGAAGCTAGTGCAAGAGAACCACCAGTAGCAGATACTGTAGCTGTTCCTAATATTGCACCACTACCAAATTGTGTTCTAGTGCCTAATGCAGATACGTCTGCAAATCCATTTATAACTGCTGTGCCAAATACTAAAGCACCGCTTGTTGTAACTGTAACTGTTGCAGTAGCGTTTATGCTTGCGTTAGATGTTCTAAATCTTGTACCTGACGCACTTACGGTTGCGTCTGCTGTTATGACTGCTGACGCTTCTACAAATCTTCCTGCTAATGAGCTAAAAGGAGCTTGGGAAAAACTAGCTATTCCAAACATTTATTGCTCCTTATATTGTAACTTCTTCCCAATTAGTAATAGATTCATTCCATTTATAAGTTTTACCGTCTGTAGGATGATCTATCGGTGCTTCCCATAACCATGTTTCATTATTTAATATCCATGATGGATATGGTTGTGGTGCATAGAATACATCATTAGTAGCATCATAATTGTAACCAATACCAGCATAATTACCCCTTAAAGGTCTGCCTTCTGGATGTTGATTGCCATGCGTATTATATGATGTTTGAATCCAAGTTCCTGCACTTGAGTCTACAAATGTATCAAAGAATTCTTTTTCTGCTACTATTACTTGTACTACTTTACCGTCTAAAACTTTTGCAAAATGTGACATTGTTTTTCCTTATGCTGTGTATGAGCCAGATGAGTTAAATTTAATAATTGTGTTAGAGCCTGATGTTGTTACAGTTGGGCTTCCTGTAGTTGTGCCAGAGTAACTTGTTGTAGGTACGGATATAATAACAATACCTGAACCACCAGATCCGCCATCTCTTGTAGTTCCATTACCAGAAGAACCACCACCTCCTCCTCCAGTATTTGCAGTTGCAGATGGGGCAGGTGTTTCTGCACTATTTGCTCCACGAGCACCACCACCAGAGCCGCCAGCACCACCTGTACCAAACCATGCACCACCACCACCTCCACCAGCATAAGTTACTGATGTACCTGTTATGCTTGATGCTGTGCCATTTCCACCTGCTCCGCCATTACTTGGGTTTCCTGTACCCCCGTTAGAACCAGCAGCACTAGCACCACCACCGCCTGCACCTGAACCATAATTAGTACTTGCTGCAGAACCTGCTCCACCAGCATTACCTTGTCCTGAAGTTCCTGAACCACCAGCATTTCCACCTGTGTTAGAACTTGGCTGACCATCACCACCACCACCAGAACCACCATTTTTAGTTGAAACAAGGTTTTCACTTCCGCCAACTCCACCACCAACAGCAGTTAAACTAATGCCTGTAGAATTTCCTCCTACCGTGCCTTGTCCACTTGCTACTGTACCTGCAGTACCTCCAGCACCAACAGTAAATGAGTAAGTAGTAAATTTACTAAAAGTTGTTGTACCAGAAAGTAATCCACCAGCACCACCGCCTCCACCACCATGATTATATCCGCCACCACCACCACCAGCCACTATTAAATAAGAGGCTGTATAAACTAAAGGTGTTAATGGAGCTGTAGTATAAGCAGAAGTTGAAACAACCCAGCCTTGAGTAGCGTCTATATAAGTTAATATAATTGCTTGACGATTAGTTGTTAATAAATAATCACTTGCAACACCAGTAATATTAGAACCATTTCTACCTAACGTAATATTATTAGTAGCAAATGTTCCAGCATAATCTATAATTTGAATTTGATTGCCTGCTATTGGACTTGCAGGAAGCGTTACTGTAAATGCTGCACTTGTAGTATTGCAAGGATAAATGTTACCAGCTGCTGCTGTAAATCCTGTGGTCTGTACTGATTGAGTAGTAAAGCCACCACCTTGTACCCATGCACTACCATTATAAAACTCCATAGCACCAATAGTCGTATTATATCCTTGTTGCCCTGTACTAGGAGCAGACGGTCTTGTAGATGTTGTCCATGTAGCATTAGTTATGCCATTTGTACCAGAAATATTTACAGGCATTATACTGTTCCTTTAGATATTGTAATCATGCTGTATAGCTTCCTGAAGATGTGAATGATAATATTGTGTTAGAACCTGATGTAGTAACTGTAGGGCTTCCTGTTGTAGTTCCAGAATAATTAGCAGTAGGAATTGAAAGTATAACAATACCTGAACCACCATTACCACCAGTACCACTAGCGTTTGGACCACCACCACCGCCACCACCTGTATTAGCTGTTCCAGATGTGCCATTTACTCCATTTGTATTTGAACCACCACCGCCTCCACCAGCACCTCCACTACCTACACCGCCTCCGCCAAAAGAATATCCTCCAGCTCCACCTCCGCCAGCATAAGTTACAGATGAACCAGTTATAGATGAAGCAGCCCCTGCACCACCATTTGCGTTAATAACATTACTTCCACCAGACGCTCCTGCTCCACCACCACCACCACCACCATATGGTTCACCGCCTGTGTATCCTGCACCACCTGCATTACCTTGTCCTGCTGTACCAGAACCACCAGCACCGCCAGGAGGATATCCACCGCCACCGCCACCTGAACCACCACTATTACCAGCAGCACCAAATAAATTATTGCCATATCCACCACCAATAGCAGTAGTTAATCCAGTAACAGAAGAATTATTACCATTTGATACAGTTGTTCCAGCACTTGAACCTCCAGCACCTACTGTAATTGTATAAGTTGCACCAGTATTAAATGTAGTAGAACCAGTAAGCATTCCGCCAGCACCACCACCGCCACCACGTTGGTATCCACCAGTACCACCACCAGCAACAATTAAATAAGATGTTGAGTATGTTGCAGATTTACCTGCAATTACCCATTGAGTAGTAGTTGAATTATAAATCTCTAATTGACTTGTAGTCGTATTGTATCTTGTCATGCCATTTACAGGACTAGATGGTCTTTGTGCAGTAGTTCCTGCAGGTATATATGCTCCACCTGTAGATGAGTCAGCTATAACTGGAGTTCCTGTCGTAGCAGGAAAAGTAAGCGTAGTAGTACCTGCAACTGCTGGTACGTCTAGTGTGACTGAACCTGAAGTAGAACCGTTAAGTATTAGTTTAGCCATTAGTTAGCCTCCAATGTTTCTACTCTTGCTTTTAGGTCGTTGATGATAGTTTGTTGTTCTTGAATAGCTGCTGTTAGAGTAGCTACTAGGAATGATGTATCTACACCTTGATATTGAGGTTTTCCTTCAGCGTCTACAGCATCTTTTTCACCAACAACTGCATCTGGTACAACTGCTTGAAGTTCATGAGCTATAAAACCTTGACCATCAGAACCATCTACTTTCCATTTATATGTGACAGGTTTAAGTAGTGCTACTTTATCTAAAGCCCCAGTCATTGGGACTATGTTTTCTTTTAAACGGTAATCTGATGATGTGCTATAAGTGGTATTTGAAGCTGTTACAGAAATACTGCCAACTTGCCCACCACTTCTAAAAAACTTAAACATAAGTCCATCATTATTTCTATTAAACGCTACAAGATTTCCTGGTGTATTAGCAATCCAAAATGTCTCTCCATTTGGTTGCAGAGCTATACCATAATTTGTACTGCTAAATGAATAAGTTGTAGTCCCCACCAACACATTACCACTAGAGTCTATACGCATACGTTCTGTTACAGTACCTGCTGAAAAGAAACCGAATGAACTACCATCAACGATACCAATTCGCCATTCAAAATCACCAGTATCTTCAAAACGAATTCTTGGGTTTGCTGAAGAAGAAATATCAAGTTTTGTAACTGGACTAGCAGTACCAATCCCTACATTACCACTAGAGTCTAATCTCATAGCTTCTGTACCGCCTTCAGCAAAAGCAATGGTATCTGCTGCTGGGAAGAACATGCCTGTATTAGTATCACCTGATGTAGTGATAGCTGGTAATGCTGCTGTTCCTGCTACAAAGGCTGCTCTTTGTGATGTATCTATAGTAAGAGCTGTAGTACCGCTATTAGTTTGTAATACTAATGAGCCACTATTATCAGGTTGTATAACAACACCATTAGTGGTAGTTGCATTTATAATTGTACTCATACTATCACCCATCTTGATGTAGAAGGCACAGTAACTGTTGCACCAGAGCCGATAGTAACATCACCAGCTTCTACAGAATTATATCCTGTAGGGAATGTATAAGATGATCCTATAGTTGCGTTATTAACATTTAGTCCGTTAGATGCTGCAAACTGTGGAGCAAAAGCTGCACCAGTTTCGTCTTGGTAAACAGCTTCTTCAGCAGGATAAGTTACAAATACATTCTTTGTGCCTGCACTAAAGTTTACTAGAGAACCACTATTGCTAGACTCTAATACAGTAGTGCGAGATAAGGTAGTGCCTGAAGATGTATAAGTACCTATACCTACTTCCCATTCTGAACCCAATACAATAGCGTAGTAAGTAGTATTACCGTTACCTATTGCAGAGAATGATTGGAAGCCAGATACTGCACCAGCAAGCGTAATAGTACCTGTGCCTGTGGTGGTAGTGGTTTCTTGGACTCTATCCTTTACGACTAAAGGCATAAATTATCCTTAAGCTAAAGTAACTGAAAGGTTGCCTGTTGAAATCTTAAAGATGTCACCAGAGTCAATCGTTTTAGATGTATCTAAAGGTGTATGGTAAAGTAAGTTAGGTCCTGAAGTAGAATCATTAATACCAATCCAACCTACTGTTCCCCATGAAGCTGTTGCTGTTGGGAATGTAACGTCAGCAGAGTTAGTAGTTACACCGTTAGATGGTGCAGCAAATGTAACTGCAGTTCTAGCATATGAACCACCAGTTACTTCTGTACCTGAAGCATCATCATTAGGGTTTGAAGTCCATAATGATACATAAACTGTTGTAGGTGCTGTGTAAGATGTTGCTCGTAGAGTTACGTTAATTAAAGCGTTCTCTAAATAGTTTGACATTTCTGACATAATTTTTCCTTAAGCTGTTGTAATTGAAAGATTACCAGTGTACTCACTAGAATCGTCTGCTGCTGTTAATGAATTTACACCCCTATCGTATAATGCAGCCCAAGTTTGCACTCTTGCGTCATTCATAAGATATGGTTCTGCCTCACCTAATGTTGCGTATAACAATAAATCTTGGCAATTAGCTAAAAATACATTAGATGAAACTGATGAGCTTAAATATGGCGGTGCTGCATAATAAAGCATATTTAATGTGTATGTTGAATCTGGAATAGGTGCAAATTGAAATTCTGCTGCTAATACTGTATATTTTGTAGGTACGCCTGATTCTGTTGTTCTGGCGTTAGTAAAGAAACTTGGATTGCTTAAATATTCAATAGTAGATACAGGTGTGGTTTGCAAATATAATCCACGCATAGCCAAAAAGTCGCTAGGAAGTGCAACTGTTTTATCACCAGCTGTTGTGGTAGTAGTAACAACTTTAAGCATAAATCTTGCACGAAGATCACGTCTTAATCTATTTTCTGCTAATTGAATAAAATCTGGGATTTGTGTTGTTAAATCACTACGAGCCAAGTAATCAGCTACTGTAGCTTTTAGGTCTGTGTAATTAGTAAATGCCATTATACTGTGCCTTCTCGTGTTCTAAACACTTTGTTATCTGGGTCATTAAGAAATTTTCTAAATGCTTTTTGGTCTATGACATGGAATCCACGCACAATACCTCTTTTGTTTAATTCGTCAAAGACAGTCATAGGAATACTAGCTATCTTGTTATCAAATATATCATCACCCCAACGAGTGTGTTTATCTGTATGTTTTCTTTGGTTGTAATTACTATCTATAATATCTGTAATGTCTTGTCTAGTTTCAATAACTAAACCACTATCAGTATCATGCACAACGCTTGTTCTAAATGTTATTGGTTTCATTCATTTGCCTTTTGCCTGTGAATTGAGTGAAAACAACTTTTACAGACAAGTGTATTAAAATGTTACTATAAAAAGAATAACAGAGGTGTAGGCATAACCTATCACCTCTGCACTCAATAATGGATAAAGTTCCATTAAACCTTTATTACTCTGCCAAGTCAGCAATAATTGCGTGAGCAGCTTGATTACGCACTTCTAGTGTGTATTCTACTAAAAGTTGTGTAACATCTGCGTCACCAGATTTAGCCAATTCATTTGTTTGGAATGGGCGTAAATATGCAACTGCTGCGTACTCTGGATCAAGAACAAATGCTTGTTCACCGCTGTCATCAGAATCTGCAGTCATAAATCTGTTAGGTACAACAGATAATGTGCCGAAGTCTGATAAGTAAACGTCTGCTGCACCGATAATGGTTGTTGGTTTGTCACCAGTAGCCATATAACGTTGAGCTGCAACACCAGTAAATGCTGATACGTTTACTTTTTGTGTTGGTGTAGTCATAAGAACTGTTGGATTACCACCATTTGTAAACGCAGATTTAACTGCTGTTTTTAACATTGTTTCTGTGAAAGCTGCGTCTGTACCAGATACACGAGCTGTAGTGCCTAATGAACCAGCAGTACCGTTAGTGCCACCAACGTAGTTAGAATTTAACCATGTTTGTAGACCACCAAGTGTACGAGCTGTAGTAGCATTACCTGCTGATGCAGCTGTGTTGCTTAAAAGTGCTTTTTCCATATCACGTTTAATTTCAGCAGAAACTTTAGCTAATTGGTAAGCCTTTTCAGATTTACGACCAGCCTTGTCAATTGATTCCATAGTACCAGAAATCTTAATCGTTTTAGATGAGATTTGAGTTCTGTTACCTACTCGTGTTGTTGGGCTAATTGTAATGTCAGAAGCTGCTGCACCTTCAACTACAGCGTTAGCTGCTGCTGCTGCGAGTGAATCAGTTTGCCATTCGTGATATGTTGCTGTTGCTTTTGTCTTACCAATAGAACTCATAAATGGAGTTTCTGTTGGAGAAATGTTATAAATAACATCTGACAAATCTTCTCTATTACCAATAGAGGTATAGGTTTGATACGTTGCCATGATTTTTCCTTATTCTAAAAATTGTTCAAATAAAGCTGCGGCATCTCTTACTCTTCCAGAGTTACGCAACTGTGCTTTTTGTTTTTTAATTGTTTCTGTGTTGTTACTACCTGTAGACGATCCAGCCTTTAGCATCTTTGGTGCTTCAGAAACTTTTTTCGTTACAGCAGGTTTTGACTTTTGAAGTTTGTCATACATCATTGCCTTGTGTAATGTAACAACGTGCCTAGAGTCATAGACATTAGATAATTCTACGTCTGTGAAACCAAGCGATTTGCCATAATTACGAATCTCACTACGGAGGTTTTCGCCTTTAGCTGGGTCTGAAAACTCTGGTAAGACCTGTGTTAATTTTTGTGCTTCCTGTGCAACTCTATCTTGCATGGCACGAGCATTTTCAGATTGTTGCATTTCTGCAATTCTGTATTGTTCGGCTCTTATAGCATTGAGTTGTTCTTTCTTTTCAGAAAGTTCAGCAACTTTAACAGCATAGCCTATCGGGTCGTTTTCTTTGAGGTATGTTAAATCCTCATTAGGAGATTGCGAGACTATAAATTGCTCTATAGCTTGCAAACGTTGAGCGTATGTATCACGAGCATACTTGGCTTCCTCAATTGCTGCACGTTCAGCTTCAACAGCTTTACGTTGTTCAGCAACTTCAGTAGTTTTTTTTGTATAATCAGCACCAAGTTGATAACCTTTAATTAAATCGTCAAGGGTGACATCCTTTTCTTCGCCAGCAGCTTTTACTTTAAAAGTCTGGGGGAGTTCCTCTTCTTCAACTTCGGTTTCTTCTTGTTCTTCAGCTTCACCTTCTTCTGTTTCTACTTCTTCAGTTTGTGGCTCTGCTTCTTGAGCTTCTACTTTTTCAGTTTCTTGTTCACCTTCTAATTGCTCCGTAGAGTTAGCTGGGGTGTTCATTAGACCTTCAAAAGCATTGGCTGCTTGACCTACAGTAAGCGTGCCACTTCCAGAATCTTCTGGAGTCATGGTTGTTTCACTCATTTTTATTTCCTATAATCCTCTAGGGGAGGTAACCCATTTTAGAAATGTCTAAAATATCTTCCATGCTTTACTTTTAATGTCGCTAGTTTTAGCGATTGATTCCAAGTAAGACATAAGTTCGTTATAACAAGCTATTCTTTGATAGGCTTGTTCACGCACATCTGTTTGATCTGCATTAGAGTAGATGATGCGTTGTAATTGATTTTCTTGTAGCTCTTTAACTACAGCTTGAAAATGTTCGTCATTAAGTATGCTAGTAATAGCGTCTACTTTATTGGACATTATTATTTCCTTTTGTCATATTGTTAATAGTATTTAAAGCATCTACAATAGATTTGGTATTAGTGCCACGAGTTTGTTCTGCTTGATTAGCAGCATCAGTTTCAATCTTCAATTGTTTAAGAGCTAATTCAGTATTTTGTTTTAGTTCTTGTTGTTGAAGTTCTAATGCTTTGCGAGCATTATCTAATTGCATTTGCTCACGTTCTAATTCAAGTTTAGCAGCTTCTGTTTGAGCACGAATAACTGCTTTTTCACGTTCAACTTCAGCTAATACTTTTGCAGCTTCTGTATTAGGATCTAGTTTTTCTGGTTGAGGTTGTGAAAGTGCTTCATTTTGCTCTGGTGTAATTTCATTCATGAATTGTGCAGCATCTTTGAAACCAGCCATGTTAATAAACTTGGCTAATGTATTGCGATATTGCATTAAGTTCACTAATGGATTAGATAGACCATATTGCTGAATGATTTGCTCTTGTTTTTGCAAGATCATTTGCATAGTAGTTAATTGTTCTTGACGAGTACCTGTACCTAAACCTACATTAATAGATACATTGTATTGGTCATTCCATTCACGAGGATTAAATGGTACAAATTTGCCATTTATACGCACCAAACGCTCTTTATCTTGATATTTGCATAGTAGGTGTAGGATTCCTTTGAAAAGGCTTTTAACGCCTGTTTCTGCAAAGATACGAGCTATTAATTCAAGTTTTCCTGCACTTGATTGTGACATTGCTGACACAGCAGCGGCTGTTACGTTTTGTAAGATGTTAGGGTCTATACCATTTTGTGAATCTGATACACCTGTACGTCTTGCTTGTACGCCATCTAGGTATTCAAGCATTGGGAATGATCCAGATGTAGTAGGTTGTACAGTTAATGGTACAATAGCGTTAGGATTCTTCATTCTAACTACGCCACCTGCTGTAGATGTGAGTAAATCATCAAGATTTACCTGTCCTTCTACTGCACCAACACGATAATTGTTAGTTAAGTAGAGGTTATCCAACATTTGTCTTAAAACAGTAGACTTAATCAGCTGTAAATCTAGTGCACGATCAGCTAAAGACTGTCCGTAGAACTTATGTGGGATAGGAATTGGGCAAAGTGAGTGAAATGGGATGTAATCACATTCCATATCTTCTAAAACTTCGTTAGAAGCGTAAACAACACGTCTTAATTCGGCAATGCCATCATTATTGTAGTCAACTTTGATGTAACATTCGTAAACTTCTACGACTTCCATAGATTGATCTTGTGAACCCATGCTATTAGGTTGTTCACCACGAGAATAACGAGCAATTCTGTCTGGACTAAACTCTAAAGTATCACCAGATTGTAGAGTTTCAACAATATCTTTCTTGAATCCCATTGCAATTAACTCTGAACGAGTCATCATTCTGCGATGAGCTACAAATGGTGAGTCTTGAATAGTTCTAGCACGTTTAGAAATAAGAAATTCTTCTGGTGGTACGTTTTCAACAACGACACGACCATCTTTTTTAGTGCGTTTTACTTTAACTTTGTGTTCACGAGTAACATTTTGGAATACTTGACCTGTCATTGGGTCAGTAATTTCGTCAATTTCTTCTTCTGTTTCTTGTGCTACGACTTCTAAATCTTCGTCTTGCATAAGCAAGATGAGTTGATCGTCAGTTAAGTCTTCATAAGACTCTTTAGTAACGTCAATCTTTTCATCCCAATACGCTTTTACAATACCTGTTTTTTGTAATAGTGCGTCTTTAAACCAGTTATGTAGAATTAAAAAGCCATCATTATTACGATAGAATACCCAGTTACAATATTCTGTTGCTTGTTGTGCAAAAGGTTCGTCACCATCGTTTACAGGTTGAAATTCAACTACACCGTCTGTAGATGTAAATACACGAATAAGTTGAGGTAATGCTCCGTCTACAACTTCTGCTACTTCACCAGTAACAATTTGTGATTTACCTTCTACTTCGTTACCATAAGGCTCACGAAGATAGTATTCAAGTGCTTCTTGACGTTCTGCAACTGTGTCTGTTTCAACATAGCCAATAGAATCATCAATTTCAGACTCGATAATGCTTTTTAATTTGTTAATATCCATTAAACTATCCATTTAGTGTTTACGTTAATAGGTTTATTCCACTCTTCTGCTGGACTCTCATCCAAGCCTGTTGCTAGGTATCTAAATGCGTCAGCAGCATGTGATGACCAATCATGTAATGGTCTATCATGGAATACAGCTCTTTTTTCATCATAGTGTCTACGATAGTTACGAAGAGCATCTAAACCTTGTTTTGCTTTTGGGTCAAACCAACATCTAGGAATTATTCTTCTTACTGCTTGTATGCCATCAGCAACATTGAGGCGAGGAGCAGTTACAATATTGAGACCTGCATCTTCTAAAGTTTCCCTACGAGATTTGCCTGTGCCTAATTCTCTTACCTCCACGTCATGTGGAAGTATGTGAGTAAAATGTGCATAGTCGTTATCTCTTAACCATGACACATAATAATCTAATCCTTGACCATGATTTTCCATATAATCAATAAGTCTTATTTCTTTGCCTGTAAGCTGGGCTACCCATATAGCTGTAGAATCAGACATACCCAAGTCCCATGCTGTGTAATTACGACACAAATCATCACGAGGTATTTCCGTCATGTGTGCTTTTTCTTCTATTTCATTTATAAGTTTAGAGTAATAAGATCCTTCTACAGGAGAGTTAAAATTACACTCAAACTCTTGCATAAACTTATCTTCACCCATTTCAAGGCGGGCTGCTGTTAATTCTTGTTCGTTTAGTAGTTTAGTATCTGAAGATTTAAACTCTAATAGTTTCCATCCTTGTCCTTCAGCGGCTCTATCTCGCAACCCTCTAAAGTGATTGTTGCCTTTGGGCGTACCCATAGCAACGCAGAAACCTAGTCGGTCTGTCAACGCAGGTCGGATGATGTCACTGAAGACGGATGGATTGATATTACCTACTTCGTCTATAACTGCACCATCGAGGTAAATACCACGAAGTGAGTCAGGGTTATCTGCACCATAAAGTGAGATACGTCTACCCATAAAGTCTACACGAAGTTCGGCAATGTTTACTTTAGCACCTAGAGGTCTTGTATAGTTTACAAGATAGTCCCATGCAATACGTTTAGATTGATTATATGTAGGGGCTACATATGCGTATCTAGGTTCTTTTTTTGTACAGGTAAGTGCACTGTGGATCAATTGGTTAATAGCAGATACAGTTTTTCCCATACGTCTGTGTGCTACAACTACCACAAACCTATGATCTTTGACTGCATTGTGTATCAGTTTTTGGGGGACTCGTGGTCTATACCCAGTATCTAAAGTTTTTTGCGACTCCATATAGGGTCATCGCCTCCTAGTTGTTAAATTACCACTTTACTTTGTTAGCCCAATATGCGGCACTCATCTTACCTTTTGCTATGTTTTTAGCGTGTCTTGCTTTAAAAGACTTTGCTCTATCTGTATTTGTTTTGTCGCCACTTACACCTTTTTGTCCAAAGCGTATAAGTTTTTCTTTGTCGCCAGATTTGGCTAATACAGCGTGTGATTTAGTAGGGTGGCTAGGCGTGGCTTTAGGTTTGTTATAACCAGAGAACGTTTCCTTACCCTTTTTAATCATTTCTTTTTAGCTGTCTTTGCAGACTCTTTAAAAGCTTTGGCTGTAGGTGCACCTTTAGATCCTACCTTACGCATCTTCTCGCCAGAGCCTTGAGCAATACGTTTTTTCTTTGCTGCGATGTTGGCATAAAGTCCAGTTTTAGTAGCCACTCTTCATTCCTTTTTTA